TAAAGTTAAATGTTCAACTTCATCAACTGTTTTGTTTAAGCGATCTGCCAAAGCTATTAAATTAAACCTTAACAAATCGCTTTTTAGTTTTTTTCTTGTTCCTCTACAGAAACAGTATCACCAAACATTTTTGCAGAAAGTTCTGCAATTATGTTAACCTTTTCACTCATAAGAAATGGCTTGTCTGCTAATGAAAATGCTTTTTCTCCATCTTTTAGTTCAGCTTTTTCAATTATTAAATCAACCATTCCATCTACAGTCATATCATTTAAAAAGTTTTTATGCTTTCTCTGCAACTTATTAATATCACCTGCAGTTATAGCACTAGCATATAAAATTAATGGAGTATTATCTTCACCCCATTCTGGAACTTCAATAGTCCTTTTTTCTTTTATACGTCTAGATGCNATCTGTTCACCTAATGACATCAATCACCTCTAAACAGTTGCTGCAGTTAGTGCGCCTGTGCCTTGTAAAGAAAAAGATGCTTCAACCATNCCATCAAATGATGANGTAATTGTTCTTCCTGTTACAATCGCAGTACCAGAATAATAAGTGTCACCACTTGTTGCACCCTCTGGATATACTGCTAAAGTTACTGATGCTCCAACTGCAAATGATACTTGACCATTTGTNTCTGTTTCATCCCAGAATACATCTACAGAACCACTAAATGTTTTTAATCCTGTTANATATGTTCTTGAAGTGTCACCCATTGTTGTATCTTCAATNGTGTCNGCACTTTCTTCTAAAGAAAAGGAACGAATTTCAGCGACTGTATTTGAGCCACTTTTAACTGTTCCCTCTGATCCTGCGTGTGTTGCCATTTTTATCTCCTTTTAAGCTGCAGTTTCTACGTCATTTTCTAAGGTTCTATAAATTACCTCAACTGTGAAGCGACCAATGGCTATTGGTTGTTCACCATCACCACTATAGTCACCATCAAAAGATGTCACTTGTGTGTCTTTTGCAAGACTTCCAAACGTAACATCTGATGCAATAGCTTCTTCAACTTCTACTGCAATCGTGTCAAGTGTATTGTCATAGTTGCTTGTCGCTTTAACATATGCTTCAACACCAATTTCTAAAACCCTATTTATTGATCTAGGTCTTGTTAATGTATCAAAAGTTGTAACCTCTGACTTTGTAAATATACATAATCCCGGAAGATTATTACTTTCTAATGGATATATTCTTGATCTAAAAACCCTTGTTCCTGTAGTTGTTAGATTAGTCAACCTTGTAACTATAGCATCTCTAATTTGATTTCTTAAATGTGCCACTAGTTTTTCTCTAATACAAAAGTTGTCATTCCAGTTCCATCATCTTGAACAATTCTAATTGTATAAGCCACACCTAAAATTGTTATAGCATCACCCTCTGTAGCACTAGAAACATCATCAGTTCTACATAAAAATCGAGGTTGCTGAATTGCAACTCCCACACTACCACCTGCATCCACCTCTATAAACTCGTTATCAAATATTCCAGTTATATTAGCAGCAGAACCACCTTGAACAGTATAGCTTGCAGTAGTTCCAAAATCATCTACTTCTAAGAATAATAATCGATCTGCTGCACTTTCAACTGCCATTACTCATCCTCTGGTGTTTCTAATGCTTTAATTGCTCTATTAATAATACTTTTTTTCGCTTTTTTTACTTTAGCTTCTTCTGCGAAACCTCTAGTAATTAATTTTGATGCAATGCGATCATCTAATTCATGTTCTTCACCTGCAAACATATTACCATTAGTTCCTACATAACATTTTTCTAAAATTTTAACTTTCATTTTTTTCCAATTCCTTAACTGTATGCTTTAACGTGTTAATAGTTGTATATAAATGACCACAATCTTCTGGTTGTATTTTAGATTTAATTATTTCAATTTCTTCTTTTAAAAATTTAATTCTAATTTCTTTATTCATCTAACACCTAATAATTAATGGGAGTGATCCGAAAACCACCCCCAATTTATTATGCTAATTAAGCAGTTGAGATTTCATCTGTTTTAGCAAATGATATTGCATTTCTTAATGCAACGTCAACTTCTTGCATAACACTTATAGTAACATCACCAGATTTTGAACCAGAATATGGATCAACTATGATTGATGGTGCGCCGAATAATCCCACCATTAATTGTGAGAAGTCACCAAAGATCATTGCTGATGCATCTGATCCACCATCGCCCGGATCAAGGTCTGATGGCACGTTATTTGTGAACTCTGCCTTGTAGCCATAAATAGCATTCCAAGGTCATTCAATAACATTACACTATCAGAAGATGCCACTCTTACAGTATTAGCCATTTTAGCTTTTACTTTTGGATTAGTTAAGAAACCTAATGTATTTGCATTTACAACTCCATTATCTTCTTCAACTAGCTTCACAAGGTCTGTGATGTCTGCCCAAGTTAATGCTGCAACGTCTGTACCTGAAGAAATATCTAAATTATTCACATCTGAATTGTTTAGAATTCCAGTAGGTTGTCCAGAAGAACCAGAACCATTTATTGCATGATATTCAATCTTATCAGCAATAGAACGTAAAAGGTCATCTTGAACAATCTGCTCGATTGCAGGAACACTTTCTAACATTAACAATCTTGACATAGTTGCGAATGCACCTAATGTTCTAGGTTGTAATGTTACACCTGCATCTGTTGGACTTTGATCTGTAACATTTGCTGCTTCTTCAACAAATCCTGCTGATGCACCTGTAGCAATTTTAGGTATTCTAATTCTATTAGTTAGACCACCCATATAAGTAACACCTAAGTTTGACATTACTTGTTTTGCTCTTATTGCTTCGATGAACAAATCACCTCTTTGGATTGTTGGAACAAACTGATCTGTTACATTTTCACCAGAGATACCACCAGTTGCTGCAGTTGTCATAACACCAGAACGCCAAGCAAAGTCTGGAACATACATTCCTTGTGATTGCTTACCAGTTCTTTTTGCTATTTCATCTGAAAGTTCTCTTTCAAATCCTGCATTTTTCCAGTCACCTGTTACTTGTGCTTGTATCATTCTTCCTAAAGAATAAGTTCTTTTTTCTTTAGATGCTTCTTCAATCACATTTACAGGTGTGTCTAGTGGCTTGTCGTTTCCAATAACATCTAAAAGTTCACCTCTGAACTCTGCAATGTCAATTCCACGACCCAAAGCAGCTTCACCTAAGTCTGCCTTGTTGTGCTTTCTTGCTAAAGTCATTATGTCNTTAGCATTTTTAGATGCTGATTTGGCTGCTTCTTGCCTTACTGCATCAAGATCGATATTTTCAGACATATTATTCTCCTTTATCTGAATGGTTGATTTTAATGTTTCGGAACTAGAACGACCAACACCAACAAGACTTGACTGATCTGCAGGGATTGAAACAATACTAATTTCCATTGGTGTAGTTGCAACACGATAATAATCTTCTGGATCATCTTCACGTTCTACTTTTTTGTCAACACGATAACCTACAGAAATATTCTGTCTTATCCCATCAACGACATCATTGAACACTTCCGAACTCTTTTCACCTTTTCCAAAGCGAACAGATGCTCTTAATCTTCGAGCATTTTCGTCAAGTTCAACAGATTCCACAACTCCGATTTGCTTTTCCATATCGTGATCTAATAATAAAGGCGCACGACCAGAGTTTAAAAATTCTAGGTTCATATTTTCTTTTGTATGATCCATTACTTCCATTCCAAATTGTCTTTTAACAGGTTCTTCACTTGAAACACCTACACTAACAACTCTTTTTTCTTCATCAATAGCTTTTTGATCTAGCTGAATGGCTCTATAATCTAAAGAAATAGGTTCTTTTCTTTCATCTTCAGATGCAGTTTCTTCAACAATTTCTTCAACTACTTCTTCTGTCATTTCTTCAGATGGCATTTCTTTATGCTTTTCAAATACAACTGTAACTGTTTCATCAGTTTCTTGTACATCTACAACGTGACGATTTTCCACTTCAGCACCTCTTTCTTTATCTTTAGCGAATGTATCATAATTTTCACTATTTGTTAAGTTTACTTCACTTCTTTCATCTTCATCAATCTTGTCTAATTGCCTATCTTTA